CCCAAGAAATTTGACAAGAACATACTTGATATGCTAGTATCAGAGACATGAAAACAGTAGTATTTTTAATAGGCTATCTATGTCTTGGTCCTGTTGATGATAGAAAGTGTGTGAACATAGCATCACAGTTTATATACCCCGATATAATAAATTGTGAAAAAGCACGAACAAGTATTAACAAAGAACTAGATGACATAGACGGTTTATTATTACAATGTGTTCCGTCAGATTTGATTGAGAACTATGTGAAGTACAGACCCGAACTGATACTTCCGCCATTAAAATAAGGAGACAACAATGAGTGAGAGTGAATTACCTAGAATAAGAAAATTTGTATGGGATGAGAATGGAGAACCTATACAAAAGATATGGGATACTTCAAGCCTTAGTTCTTTTCTAGCTTGTCCAAGATATTATAAACTCTCTGTGCTAGAGGGTTGGAAGTCTACTAAGTATTCAAGTGCGACAGGGTTTGGCTCTGCTGTGCATGAAGGATTAGAAGAGTTGGATAAAGCTAGACACGAGGGCATGTCGAAAGATGAATCTCTACGCAGAGCAATTAAGTTAGTATTAAATAACTTCGGTGAAGATTTAAAACAAGCTGACGAAAATGCTAGAGGTTTGGAGGCGGCACTTCGTGCGGTTGTATGGAAGGCTGAGGAGTTTTGGGATGATAACTTAAAACTAGCTACCATGCCAGACGGCTCACCAGCATTAGAGCAAAGGTTTGAAGTACCTATAGGAGATAGAGGGCATAGGTTTAGTGGTCGTATAGATAAGATAGTTTCAGTAGATGATAGGTTATATCTTGTAGATACAAAGACTACAAAGAGTTCTTTATCTGAATATTATTTCAATGGATACATGCCTAACAATCAAGTGTTCGCATACATATGGGCATGTCGTGAAGTATTGAAATTACCTGTTGACGGATTCATTATTGATGCAGTTCAAACAGGATCTAACTTCTGTCGTTTCGCACGACAGGTATATAATGTATCTAAAGAATTGATAGATGAATGGTATGCAGATACTCTACATCATCTTGAGATATCAGATGTATATGCTAACTCACAATACTATCCCGCAAATTTTACTTCGTGTGGAAACTACGGGGGTTGCAGATACAGGGAGGCATGTGCTCATGCCAAGTCACAAAGAAATATATTCTTTGGTAATGACTTCCAACAAGAGTACCATCCCGACTTAGAAGAAACTAAACCTATGAAATTAGAAGTAATACAAGGAGGCAAACAATGAGAGAAGTAATGATTGATGCAATGATAAAACATGCTGAGGGTCAAATTGCAAAACATAAAAGCAATGTATTAATATACATGAATAGTGCTGTTGGTGTTGGGGAACACACAGATATACTAGAAAGTATAGAGAAAGAACTTAATGCAATGGGAAAATATCAAGAGCAAATTGACATAATAGAAAAATATTTTCTTGACAAATAATTTTTTTAGTTTATAATTACACACATAATAGGAGACCATACATATGGCAAACATAAGTAAACATAAATCTACAAGTGTTACTAAGCTACTTCTCTGTGGAGATAGTGGTAGTGGTAAGACATCTGCTCTAGCGAGTTTAGCTAACGCAGGTAAGAAGTTGCGTATACTAGATTATGATGACGGACTTGACATACTGCCAGAGTTTTTGAAACCAGATGTAGTAAAGAATGTCTCATATGTTACGTTAAGAGATTCATTAGGACAAGCTGATTCGTTTAGAAGAGGGGCACGACTGTTGTCTCATTGGAAAGACGGAGAGGAGGACTTAGGTCCTGTGAAAGAATGGGGAGACGATACAGTTCTAGTAATTGATTCCCTTACACTAATGGGAGAGGCAGCTTTGAGAGCCGCTCTCGTTTTTAATAACAAGAAACCTACGGAACAAGCTAGCCAACCCGAATGGGGGGCAGCCGCTCGTGATGTGCAAAACATTATACAATACATTACTGGCGATGAAGTAAAGTGTAATGTTGTAGTGACTACACACATGCAATATATGGAAGGTGATCTAGGTGTGTCTAAGGCATACCCCACCTCTGTAGGTTCCAAGCTATCAACTAAGATTGGTAGATATTTTAACTGCGTTTGCAGAATAGATACTAGGTCATCTAGTAAAGGAACAGAGCGCACGTTACGTACAATGTCAGATCATAAAATGGATCTGAAAGTTACAGCGCCTTCTTTAATAGAACCTAACATTGAATTAGATTTGAACAAACTATTTGATTCTATTCAAAAAAATGCAAAGGCAAAACTCAAAGAGAGCAATACGAAAGGAGATAAATAATGTCTAATGTTGCTGACTTTTTAAACATGACACCTCAAGACACACCCGAATCGGTTGTGCTACCTGAGGGTAGTTATGAGTTCTCTGTTACATCATACAGAGCAGATGAGGTTGGTGAAAATCAAACACCACTCATCAGACTTAACGTCAAAGCAGTTGGAGTTATTGATTCAGAATTAACTGATGACAAACTGTCTAACGCAGAGCCCACCCGTATGGAGTTTTGGGCTACACCAAATGCCTTGAAGGTTAAGAATCCTGCAACAGGATTAAAGTCTTTCCTTACAAGTGGGCTAGACATGGGTCATGTAGATGACTTACCATATAGTGAGTTGCTAGAAATGGCAATTGGTAAAACCTTCAAAGGTTTAATTAAACACGAAATGGTTGGTAAGAATAAGGATATTCTACAAGCCTCAGTAAAAAGAATACTCTAGTATGAGCAAGCAAACAGTTGCTCCACAGCTACCGAGTAATGGTCAATCCATGATAGCGTTTGTCTTTGACTTTCCAAGTACAGATGAGCAACGTCTTGGTCAAATCATGGTAGGTAGTACGGGTAAAATGTTTCACAAGATGTGTGAGATATTAAACTTGAATGTGGAAAATTGTTTGCTCACTTACGCTCTCGCTCAGAAGCCAGCACAGGAGAACCCTGCACATTTCTTTCACAATAAGAAAACATACTCTGCAATTTTAAAAGAGAAGAAGTGGCGCTCGAAGTACCCTGTGAATGGCTTTGGTTTTTTAAAAGAGGAATACGAGGGCGAGTTAACTAGACTAGAAAACGAGCTTAACGCGTGTAAACCTAATGTAATTATTGCAATGGGAAGTCTTGCGTTATGGGCACTAACAGGACTAGATAAGATAGGTACTTACAGGGGAACCGTTCTTAAATCTAACCTCACAAGGGGAACCAAAGTGTTGCCTACATTTAGTCCTAGTGCCGTAGTAAAGAACTATGATTTCAGACCCATTGTGCTTTCTGATTTAAAGAAAGGTATCAAAGAATCTGATTCACAATTTTTAGAAACAAAAGAAAGAGAGTTATGGATTGAGCCTTGTATTTGCGACCTTAAAAAATTTGAGCAAAAATATATACGAGAAGATAATGAAGATACTCCACTCAGTTTCGACATTGAAACTAACGGAGGTTTTATTACTTGTATTGGTTTTGCTCCATCTGATTCCGTTGCTATAGTAGTACCATTCTGGGATAAGAGAAAGACCTTACATAATTATTGGAAGGACCCAGAGGATGAAAAGACTGCATGGTCTTGGGTTAAAAAGATTTTAGAGAATGAAAAGATTACTAAGGTTGCACAAAACCAAACGTATGATGTGTCGTGGTTAGCATACAAACAAAACATAAATGTTAAAGGTAAGATACACGACACGATGCATGCACAACATGCACTACAGCCAGAACAACAGAAAGGATTAGGCTTTCTTGGTTCGATATATACAAACGAGGGTGCTTGGAAAACTATGGCTAAGTTTTCAAAGAGCACAAAGAGAGATGAATAAATGTAACGATGTCCAAACGTGCTCCATATTTTTCGGAGTTACATATACCAAATGATTTAGTAACTATCGAAAGTGAAGTGCGGTTGTGGAGATCCGTAATTGACCAAGCGATATCAGACTTCTTATCTAATAACAAGTCAAGAGAAAGCATAGCTAACAAAGAACGAGCAAAGATATGGTTGAGAGGAAAGACAGAAGATTTTATCATAGTCTGTGACTATGCGTTTTTACATGCAGAAAATACAAGAAAGAAAATTTTTGAGATTATCGGAGGACAGAATGAACTCTACTTATGATAAACAAATAGGTGGTGATCACTATAAGGATTATAAAATACAACCTTCAGTATTTATTAATGGTAATAAATTATTATTTGCAGAAGGTAATGCTATAAAATATATTTGTAGACACGCATCGAAAGGAGGCAAAGAAGATTTATTAAAAGCAAAACATTATATAGATATGATTATTGAAAGAGATTATGAGTAACACAGGAGACAAAAGCAATGGCAAAAATTATAAAGAATGTAGACATTCAAAATATAGAGTTAGATTCTGAGCAAACTCTTTGGACATACTGCGCTTTAGACTGTGCAGTTACTCTAGAGATTTGGCAGAAGATTAAACAAGAGTTAGATAATACCACCACCAATACATACAAGTTTGAATTAGATAGTCTCAAGCCTGCTATGGCTATGATGCTAAAAGGGTTGCGTGTAGATTTAGAAGCAGTAAAAAATATGCGTGCCCCCTTGAAGAATACTAGGGTTAAACTAGAACGCATGCTTAATCTATTTGCAAATGCGGCAACAGGTAAAGATCTAAATCATGCATCACCAAAACAATTACAGAATTTATTTTACGTACACTTAGGTATACCAAAAGTTATATCCTACAAAAAAGGTAAACAAAAAATATCTACAGATCGTGAGGCGCTAGAATTCATGCGCGAAAATTATCCACGAGCAAAACCTTTCTGTAATGCTATTCTTGCATTACGTGATATCGACAAACAACTTGGTGTGTTAGATACAGATAGGGATGGCGACAATAGAATACGTTGTTCTTATAATGTGGCAGGTACAGAGACAGGTCGTTGGTCATCTTCAGAAGCTCCTTGGGGCACAGGAACTAATCTTCAAAACATAACAAAAGATCTGCGCGAAATATTTATACCCGATGAAGGTATGACTATGTTCTATGCAGACTTAGAGCAAGCTGAATCACGTGTGGTTGCTTATCTAACAGGCGATGAAAACTATATCAATGCCTGTGAAAGTGGAGATTTGCATACTACTGTGGTTAAAATGGTCTGGAAGAACATGGGTTGGAGCGGTGATCCTGCACAAGAAAGAGAGTTAGCTGAGAATCCTTATTACTTACAGTTTAGTTTTAGAGATATGTGTAAGCGTGCGGGTCATGGTACTAATTACGGACTGTCAGCCACATCTTTGGCTAGGCATTTAAAGATTAAAGTGGCACATGCTACAAGGTTTCAACTGTTATATTACGGTGGTGTGGTTGCTTTAGAATCAGTTAATAGGTGGCACAAGCAGGACTCGAAAGCTGGTTTCGATGAGCTTCTAGCATATGGTAAAGTATATGGTGAAAAGATTAAATACCTGGATGTTCCAGGCGCTTTCCCTGGAATCAGGAAATGGCATGATAGTATAGCAAATGAGCTATCAAATACTGGAACACTAACTACACCGTTGGGTAGAAGAAGACAGTTCTGGGGCAGATTAAATGATGCTACCACATTGCGTGGTGCTATTGCTTATGTTCCACAGTCTACTATAGGAGATCTTTTAAATGTAGGATTGTACAGAGTATGGAACGAACTTAGAGATGAGGGTGTTCAAGTATTAGGACAAGTACATGATGCTATATTAGGTCAAGTTCCTACGGAAAAAGTAGATGAGTTAATGCCTAAGATTATTAATTGTATGACTAATCCTATGACTGTTCACGATAGACAATTAGTTATACCTTCTTCTGTTGAGGTGGGTAACTCTTGGAAAAATTTAAAGACATGGAAAGGGGGGCACAATGACACGAATATATAAAGATTATATAGACGCATGTGTAGCGGCTACCGACAATAGTCCTATACCTAAACTGTTTAGAACGTGGGCAGCTTTGTCCTCTGTATCTGGTGCGTTAGGTAGAAGAGTGTGGATGCCAATGGCAAACTACGATATACGTTCTAATATATTCGTTGTGCTAGTTGCAGGTCCAGGAAGAAACAAATCAGTTAGTTTGATTCTACCATTTAGTAAAGTATTTCGTAAGTTAACTACACCTGTAGGCACAACACCAGATCACGAACATTTTAATTCTGGTTTGATAGAGTATGGTTTAAAAGAGTTTCCTTTGTATCTTATTCAAGATAGAATAACTCCAGAAAAATTAGCAGTAGATATGTCTAAAGCTTCTAGGTTTGACATGCGTTTGTCTACAATAGGTGATGAGTTTTATGATGGGTCACTTACATTAGTTACATCTGAGTTAGGTACGTTTCTATCTAGACATGAAAGATATTTACAAATGTTTTTAACAGACATGTGGGATAGTAAAGAAGAGTATTCACATAAAACAAAAACTGCAGGCGAGCATATAATAAAAGGTCCTTGTTTAAATTGGATTGCTTGTGCTACACCAGAACAGTTTGTAGATAATTTACCAGAAGATGCTAGATCACAAGGTTTACTATCTAGAATAATACCTGTGTTTTATGATGGCGAAAAGATACCACAGTCTTTATTACAAGATAGAGTAGAAGATTCTACAATACATAATCTAAGAAGTGATTTATCAGAGATAGCTAAGATGTATGGTCCTATGCGATTTGATGATAGAGCATTTGATAAAATAAATCAAGACATAGAATCTGGATTAAAACCAATACCAACTGATGCAAACTTATCTGAGTATACACAACGTAGAGTATCTCATTTTATTAAAGTTGCTTTAGCTGTATCTGCTAGTAGTTCTAGAGATAAAGTTATTACTTGGGATCAATGGCAGAGAACTAAAGATTTAATGTTTGAAGTAGAAGAGAATATGCCTAAGGCATTGGCAGGCTTTGGTATGGCTAGAGCGGGTAAACTAGCACAAGATATGGCTGTTTGGACTAAAGAAACTATGCTAAATACAGAGAGAAACTTCGTTAGTCTTCGACATTTCAAGCGCGAATTACTCCGAAGAACTCTCGCACCAGGAGAATCAGAACAGACAGTTAAAGCTATGGAAGAGGCTGGATATATTCAAGTTAAAGACGGTCTTGTGTTCCCAATGAAGTTATGATACAATCAAAAACTCGCGCTCTCTACAGGACAATATGAAAGGATACAAATGAAAATAAATATAGAATACTCACGTGATGAATACCTAACCGAATCAGGAAAGACAATATTAAAAGATAGATACTTACTACCAACAGAAGCCAGCCCTCAAGATGCCTTTGTTAGAGCTGCCAAAACATTTGCAGATGATCAAGCACATGCGCAAAGATTGTATGATTATGCTAGTAAGTTGTGGTTTATGTTTTCTACTCCTGTGTTATCTAATGGTGGTACTACACGTGGTTTACCTATATCTTGTTTCTTAAATTATGTAGACGATTCTCGAGAAGGATTAGCTGATCACTATACAGAAAACATATGGCTGTCTAGTATGGGTGGTGGCATTGGTGGATACTGGGGTGATGTAAGATCACAGGGTATGTCTACTAGTATTGGAAATAAAACTACAGGAGTTATTCCTTTCATGCATGTAGTTGATTCACAGATGACTGCTTTTCATCAAGGCGCAACTAGAAGAGGAAGCTATGCTTCTTATATGGATATATCTCACCCAGAGATTGTAGAGTTTATTGAGATGAGAAAACCAACAGGTGGAGATATACATAGAAAAAATCTTAACTTACATCATGGTGTAAATGTATCTGATAAATTTATGGAAGCTGTAGTAGCAGGCGATTCTTGGGATTTAATTGATCCACATACAAAACAAGTTATCAATACAACAGATGCTAGAACTCTATGGATTAAATTACTTGAAACTAGAATAGCAACAGGTGAACCATATATAAGTTTTATTGATACAGTAAATGAATCATTACCAGAAACACAAAAGAAACTAGGATTAAAGTTTAATCATTCTAATTTATGTTCAGAGATTACATTACCTACAGCAAAAGATAGAACTGCTGTGTGTTGTTTGTCTTCTGTTAACTTAGAATACTTTGATGAGTGGAAAGATAACCCACAATTCATAGAAGATTTAGTGCGTATGTTAGACAATGTGTTAGAACATTTTATTCAGAAAGCTCCAGACTATATGTGGAGAGCTGTCAATTCTGCACGTTGTGAAAGAGCAATAGGTTTAGGTGCAATGGGATTACATAGCTACTTTCAGAAGAGAGCTATATCTATGGATAGTCCTATGTCTAAATCTATAAACGAATATATCTTTAAACATATACACAACGAGGCTCAAGCTGCTAATAAAAAGCTAGGGGCAGAGAGAGGTTCACCCGCAGATATGGAAGGCACAGGACTACGACATTCTCATGTCATCGCCATTGCTCCTAATGCATCTTCATCAGTTATCTGTGGAGGAACCTCTCCATCTATAGAACCACTAAGAGCAAACGCTTTTTCTCAAAAGACTTTGAGTGGCACATTTTTAATGAAGAATAAATACTTAGAGAAGACATTAATAAAGTATGATAGAAATAATAAAGAAGTATGGAAGTCTATCGTAACTAATGGTGGTAGTGTGCAACACTTATCATTCTTATCTGAAGCAGATAAAGAAGTATTTAAAACTGCAATTGAAATGAACCAAAGATGGTTGGTGGATTTAGCAGCCGATAGACAAAAGTATATTTGTCAATCACAAAGTTTAAATTTATTTTTACCACCAGATGTAGATACTAAAACATTACATGGTATACATCTGAGAGCATGGAAGAGTAAAGTTAAAACTCTATATTACATGAGAAGTCAAGCACTTAAAAAGGTAGAGAACTTATCTAGTAAAATAGAAAGAACGATAAGACAAGACTTTGATACAGATGAAACTGCTTGCGCAGCTTGCGAGGCATAGAAAGGGGAGAGATGTCAGTATTTGAAGGAAGAGAATATTATAAACCATTTGAATATCCGTGGGCGTTTAAAGCCTATGATGATCAACAAAAGATGCATTGGTTACCAAGTGAAGTTCCATTACACGAGGATGTAAACGATTGGAACTCTAAGATGAATGATGCAGAAAAGAATCTAGTAAAACAGATTCTAACATTTTTTACACAAGGTGATGTAGATATTGCACAAGCCTATATGGATGTGTATATACCCATGTTTAAAAAACCAGAGGTGCGCATGATGTTATCCGCTATCGCTACATCGGAGG